ATCAGCCTCAGTCATGAAATCGATCTTGTCAGCCATCTCCTTGTATTCAAGGAATGCTGTATATTCTTCATCAGGCAGACCAAGTGTATCATTCAGAAGTGCATAAGCACGCTGGTGTACGCCTTCACGTGCGGCGAAAGAGCCGAGCATGTTTCGCACTTCATTGTTCTTAAAGTTCGGCACGAACAAGTCATAGTAATTCTTGCCGACTGCGACATCTGATTGTGTAAAGAGGCGCAGGATCTGTGTAACAAATTCCTTGTCTGTCGAAGACATCTTACCAGATTTCCAATCCGTAACATCTTCTCCAAGATCCACCTCATCTTCGATCCAGTGCGCCTTCTCATGACGCTGTGTGATTTCTACGGCCCAAGGATATTGAAACGGCTTATAGACCTTGGAGAACTCTAGAAGTCCTCCGCGCTCTTGCTTCACCATCTTGTCACCATATGCGACAAGTTCAGTATATCCACCGATGCGCTTACCATCGATGAATACCTGAGGAACAGTATTCACCTTATGCTGCTGATAGAAAGCATAGCGCAGCTCCTCATTATCCATACGGTCTTCTGTATATGAGAAGCCGCGTCTAGACAACCATTCCTTCGCCTTATCGCAGAATGGGCAACCAGTCTTAGTTACGATGCGAATATCCATTGTTTACCCCTGACATGCGACACATTCTTCCTGTGTCTCTTCCTTAACTTGTATTTCTGATATATCAACCAGCTTATTACGCTCAACCTTCTTCGAAACATTCTCTGCGCGACTTGAAGATTCTGTGCGTAGATAATATAGTCCCTTACAACCAAGTTTCCATGCAGCAAAATGAACATGATGCAGTAGCCCACGAGATGCACCTGCGGGGAAAAATAGATTGAGCGACTGACCTTGGCAGATCCATTTCTGACGCCAAGCAGCCTGAGTCACAATCTCCATCTGATCAATTTCGATGGCCGTAGCAAAAATTTGCTTCTGATGTTCGCTCAGGAAATCGAGATGTTGAACAGAACCACCATTTGTGATAATGCTAGACCATACCTCATCTGTATCCTTACCAATAACAGCTAGAAGCTGCTTCAGGTATTCATTTTTGACCAGGTGAGAGCCAGCGCGAGTGCGATGAGTAAAAGCATTTGCCTTCCAAGGTTCAATAGATGGTGAGCAACCATGAATGATTGAGCTGTTTGCATTTGGCGCAATCGCAATCACATGGGCATTACGCATACCCGTGCCTTCCATATCAGGAGCTTCGCCGCGCCCACGACCTAGGATTCTCGACTGCTCACGTGCCTTAGCAAAGATATCGGAGAAAATCTCCTTATTGATTTGTCTTGCGGTTTCGCTTGCAAATGGAATTCCACGTTGCTGATAGTAAGAATGTAGCCCCATCGCGCCAAGACCGAGCGACCTCTCGCGTTGCGCTGAAAAACGCGCACGTGAAATCTCGTCCCCCGCATTGTCGATGAACACCTGAAGAACATTGTCCAGCATCGTCACTAGGTCTTTGACTAAACCAGTGTTCTTCCACTCGTCGTACTTCTCTAGGTTTAACGAAGATAGGCAACATACTGCGGTCCTTTCCTCACTCGTCGGTAGATGAATCTCATTACAAAGATTTGATCCATGAATCTTTAGACCACGATCTTTCAGAGCCTGAGGAAGTGCTTCATTAGCAGTATCAATGAAATTGATATATGGCTCACCCGTGCGATAACGAACCTCAAGAATGGTTTCCCATAGCTTGCGGGCTCGCATTGTCTCACGGATTGTGCCGTCATTTGGATCACGCAGATGCCAGTCAGAATCATTTTCGACTGCGCGCATGAAATCATTCGTGACATTGACAGCGTGATGTAGATTCATACACTTGCGATTCACGTCGCCAGTCGGTACACGAATCGTCAAAAATTCCATGATATCTGGATGCGATACATCAAGATATGCAGCATAGGAACCCTTGCGAGTTGTACCCTGACGATATGCAGTCATGTCAGAATCGACAGTATGCAAAAACGGAATCGGACCAGGTGCAACATTTGACACAGAACGCACAGCTGACCAGTGGCCACCGACGCCGCCACCCTTAACGGATAGCCAGCGCAGTTCGGCCGTATGATCAATCAGACCCTTGAGAGAATCAGGCACATATGTCAGGAAGCAGGAGATTGGAAGCGCCTTCACCTTCTCACCTGGCAGTGCTGCATTAGACAACACTGGAGATGCGAACATGAACCAACCCTTAGACACAGCATTATAGATGCGCTGCGCTAAGGCCATATCTCCTCCACAAAATGCTACAGAGGCACGTGCAAATGATTTCTGTGGCGTATCTTCATCTTTACGGCAATAATAGTCTCTTAGTAGTGTGAGCGAAAATTCCGATAATAGGGAATCCCGCGATGTGTCAATGAACACACCTAGGTGATCTATTTGCATATGTGCCTCCGGTATTAAATGTTGATGATATTAGGGAAAATGCGAGCGATTTCCCTGGCACATCCTAATGCTACTTCACGATGCTCTTTCTGAGTCGAGGGATCTGTGCGAACCTCAATATAGTGTAGCCAAGAACGGATGGAGCCCTTCATATAAATTCGTGATAGTGTTAGGCCTTCAGGTAATACAGCACGCGCCTGCTCCTTAGCGATGCCATGGTCAATAGCCCATTTATATTCTCGTTCAGCAGCAAATAGTGCGCGTTGCTGCGAACGATACCATTCATTCTGTAGATGAACATCTTCAACGTCAATGCTATTCTGACGATTCTTATTATCTTGCAGTCGAGCCTCGCGCGTCACAAATTCAAGTGACTTGGTAGGATCAGCATATCTTTGACTAAATTCTTGAAATGAGAATGAACGATGTCGAATGATTTGATGTGTGATATCACGCGTAGTTACAATCTCAAGTGTTGCATCAACCATCTCTAGTGGTGACCAATGCTTATGCTTCGCCAGATAGCTAACAAGTTTTTCCGCAGTCTCACTATTATATTGATTGCTAGGATTTGATACTCTAGCACAAAATGCTGCTAGTTCCAAAGCATTTGTAATACCTTGGTCGCGAATTTCATCCACTGGTTGAGTATATGAAATAAGTTTTACAATAGGCCCACCCATTTTATCCTCCATTAACATTTCTTCCAATCACGTAAAGCTAGATTTAAAGCTAACCCTTGGTGGGTGCAGGTATTTAGCAGGGCCACCACCTCTGACGGATCCACCCCATCCACTACTGACTCATTGATATCTTTATATTTCCAATTTGACGGCCAAACTACCATAGGAATTTTTCTTGTAGCCATTTTTTGCACTTGATCGACAACCTGCTTGTTTCTCGGCTGATTGTCAAACACTAGAACAGCTTTATCCCCAGGAATATAAGATAGCGCCCTTTGCATATCAGTACCACCAGGCGCTATCGCATTTGGTATTAGCATCGCATCGAATTGACCTTCCATGACATATACCGTCTTGCTAAAGTCAACTCGATCTAAACCATATACTAAAGGCTCATTATTAATACGCACAGTCATGTACCGAAGCTTGCTATTACCCATAGCACGCCCGGTAACACCAGTCAGTTTACCTTCCATATTACGAAAGGGTATGACTATTCGTTCATCAGCAATCAGACGATCTTCATATGAAGAATTTAGTTCCTCACATACCGTCATATCCTTAGCATAATAAAGATCAGAATATCTTTCCTCTGGTATCTTACGACCTTGCAGATATTGTACAGCCCTATGGGTTGCGCTAAGGTCTGATACTGGAATCAGACCAAGATTAGTCAAGCGAGTCTCACCAGCCTGTTTAAATTCTGGTTTAGGAATTAAAAAGCGAGGCTCACTATTCGCACCACCCTTTTCCTCACGAAATACCTCAAGGCGATATTCACGCGATAAAGCAGGATCTACCCGCTCAATTAGCTTGGCCATATTTGTGCTATAGCTACAGTTATGGCATTTGAATACCAGAATACCTTTGTTCTGATAGACATAACCTCTAGCCTTTGTGCGGCTAGATTCCGAATCTCCACAGAATGGGCAGCGAAAATTGAACAACCTATCGCTTTTACGCTTGAATAGACCAAGCTTCATCGATAAAATGCTCAGGTATTTGTGATCAATATGGAGGTGCATCGTGTTATATTACACGATACTGACTTGAAAGTCAAAGGCTAATTAAAATATTTTCACACCGTGAACATTATTAAATTCGACAGCATCATTCCAAGTGTTGACAAGGGGTTGCCCTTTGATATTCAGACTTGTGTTTAATAGCATTGGACAACCTGAGACTTCATACCATCTTTCAAGCAATGATCTAAATGTTGGATTGTCTTTCTCGGATACAGTTTGCACTCTGCTTGTATAATCAGTATGGCAGATAGCAGGAAAACTACCAGCATCTTTGCATTTTGATACGAATTGCATATAAGGGCTTTCTCCTACTGGCATATCAAAATAGTCATGCGCGTGCTCAGATAATACCGCAGGTGCAAATGGTCGAAATTGTTCTCGTCTTTTTATTGTATTGGTTTTTTCTTTAGCCTGAATACCTCTAGGATCACATAACAAGCTGCGGTTACCCAAAGCTCTAGGTCCAAATTCTGCGCGACCGTTTGCAATTCCTACAATCTCACCTCGCATGAGATTTTGGATTACCTTATCAATATCTAATTCTCTGTCTATATTTGTGCCTAGGTAAGGACCTTTCCAGTTTAGTTTGCGATATGTTAAAGCGGCACAAGCTCCAATGGAATTACCAGCATCACCTGGATTAGGCATGATATGAATATTTGGATAAACTTTGGCCAGCAAACTATTGGCTATACAGTTGAGAGCAACCCCTCCCATAAAGATCAGATTATTTGATAATAGATTGCGCTTCATCCATTTAATTGTTTGTAACAAATACATTTCTATGACAGCTTGCGCTGAAGCTGCTATATCAAATTTTGTAATGCTATTATCACATTCCCACCATTTGCATCCTTTATGAAGATTATATCTGGAAACTATCTTAGGTGGATCCCAGCGACTGAAAAATGTATCAATCATTTCTGATGCAAGCTTGGGTTCACCAAGAGCCGCCATACCCATAAGTATGTACTCTTCCTCATTAGGCTTTAACCCAACATATTGCGTCATGGCCGAATAGAATAGACCTATGCTATTTGGATATGAGCATGATATAATTCTGGTTAAGCTTTGACCACGAGCTTCCCATATTGAGACAGTATCCCATTCGCCTATTGAATCTACAACTAATATGGATGCATCATTAAATTTTGAAGTGAAATAACCTGCGGTCGCATGACTCTCATGATGGCCTACAAATTCACATGGAATGCCACCAAGACCAACTTGCTTCAAAATATCTCTGTATCTAGTGAGTATTGGTCTCTCGCCTGAGAATAATCTTCGAGATGCTTTTAATATAGGTTGATCTGAGATTACTATTACATCAGGCTTTCCGTAAGAAAGCATCTCATCAACCATAATTTTATTTAATGTGCTATCATTTTTTAATCGCGAATATCGTTCAGAATGTCCAGCCCATAATATATTATCTCGATCAACGAGAGCCATGCTTGCATCATGGTTATCGCAGTTGATTCCAAG